GTCCTACTGATGCTAACGGTAAGAAGAACTGGGAATGGGATGGTTCTTACTGGGAGCATGTAAGTGGCGCTCAAGCCGCACCCCCTGGACGATCAATGCACGAAATTGGTCTTGCGGCTGACTTAACTGGTGATATGGCTTGGGTACAAGCAAACGCTGGTCGTTTTGGTTTGAAACACTTTGCGGGCATGGGAGAACCTTGGCATGTCCAGCCAGCAGAACTCCCTAATGGTCGTACTGAGTATGAAAAGCAGGGACGCCCTTGGGGTGGAGAACCAATGTCATCAGGAAGTGGGCCATCAGGGAAAACGGAACACACTAGTGATTCATATACTGGTGGTAATACAACTACTGCGGGTATAACCACAGCATCCTTTGCAGGAATGAGTATGGCTGATGCTATCTCTTCCTTCCGAGCAAGTGGGTTCCTTGGTTCTACTGGATTAAGTGGTGGCTCAGGCAGTCCGAGACGACGAGGTGGTGGTGCTGGGTCTACACCTAACTCCACTCCGACAAAAACAGGTGGTCAGTTATCTGGTGAAGATGTAGCGCGTTTTGCATATAACGCTGGATTCCGTGGTGAGAATTTAGTTAAGGCAGTCGCTATTGCTTACCGTGAAAGTAGGTGGAATGCAGGGTCATATAACCCTGATGCTTCTACTAAGGACCTTTCATATGGTCTTATGCAGATCAACATGCTGGGTGCCCTAGGTCCGGCGCGTCTTAAGCAATTTGGTCTTTCTAAAAATGAAGACCTTTATGATCCTGCGCTAAATATGAAAGCCGCCTTTCAGATGTCTGGTGGTAATAATTTCTATGCATGGGGTCCTTATAAGGGTAAGGACCCGTTATATAGCACTAACCCTGAAGCCGCCCGACAAGCGGTAACAAATGCGGGTTTTAGTACAGAGGGTGACCCTGACATCCGTTCCTCAGCGCGAGGTAGCGGTATGAGTGTTTCTACTTTAACAACTGGGGCAACTTTTAACATCTCACCAGTAATTAATGTTAATGGTGGTGGTAACCCGCAGGCTGATGCACAAGTAATTGCCCGTGAGGTAGTAACAATTATTGAGCGCGAAATGCGATTAAAGAATATGAGGAATGCATAATGGCAATTGACTCTTATACATCAAATCAGTGGTACAACCTGCCAACTGGAGTGACTGGACCAGGTACTCACAAGTCTTTAGTACGGACTGACAAGGACAATCCTGAGTTTATGTTCCCAGGAAAAGTTCGTCAAAATCTTGGTATTGGACCGTCCACTACAATATCACGAGGCTTTATGCGTTGCCTGTTGACTGAGGTTGATGGGGCACCAAAAGATTTACCTAACCGAAGGTTCTTTTTCCAGTTTAACCCTGAGCGTATTATGCGAAGTGTTTCACTTTCTAGTGGTATGACGAATGTGTTGTTTCAAGACCCAGGTCAGTTTTCTGTTGCAACTCCAGGTAACGCCACTTTCTCATTTGACATCATGCTTAACCGAGAAATGGAAGTCAACAACCATACTAACTTTTTAAATAAAAAAGCAAATACCACCAAAACAAATTCCCCCATTTCTAAATCTACTGATGTTGGTGGTTTTGCTTACTCTACTGGTACTACTGGAACCACTAGTAGCACCAGTACCGTAAACAGTGGTATGCCAACTGGGCAGGATGTCGGGCAGATCGGTGTTCTTGCAGACCTAATGATTATGGATAGCATTATTGGTCAGGGTATCTCTGACGATATTATTTCTGCTTTATCTAAATTATCTAGCCGCAGTAGCACATGGGATTCATCAGACTCCTCGTCAGGGGCATCTGCTGGTGCGGACCCTAACTTTATTTCAGAGACAGATGCAAGTAATGCTTTTAAAGCAATTCGTGGTAACAGCGCATTCCTAGTAAGCACACCGGTACGAATTGTATTCTCGTCAATGTTTATGGTTGATGGTTTTATCCAAGCATCATCTGTCAACTTCACAAAGTTTAATACAAAAATGGTGCCAACTATGTGCGTCATTAATGTTCAAGTTGAGGCAAAGTATATTGGTTTTGCTAAGAAAGATACATATCTAACAAAGTCACTAAATGAATTAAAACCCGCACCTACATCTGCTGATGCTGGTGGTACTACAGCATTACCTGAAATTAAAAAGGGTGCCGACTATGATGTCTTGATAGCGGCACTTAAAGATTCGGGAAAGTACCAAATTGCTGTTGGTGGTACGAGTGATAATGATCATCCACCGTTTAATAACCCATTAGATAATGCTTATTTTTATGACGACAGTGAAAGAAATTATGGTTTTTTTAATCCACTTGATGGAGTATTAGGGAATAGAGGTTACGAACAGATTCATAAAATATTAGATTATGAAACATTTCTATTAGTTGCTGGATTTGTTAATTTTGAGTTATTCCAAGGACAACCATCAGACTATAGGGGTCTTAATAAACTATTTTATGAATCAAACTATGAGTTAACAATTGAACATCAACCAATAATTAAGTTATGGCGATCTTTTGTAGGTCCTGAAAAAGACCAAGAAAAACAATATGGTGTAACATCATCAGGTGCAAAAAAGGGACCAGGGACTAAATATGGCTCTGCTATGAGTCGTGATGTTCTTCTTTTGGACATTACTGGTCAAAAGGCAGTTGCTAATGATTTTGATTCATGGAAAAAGTGGTGTAGTTATGGTAGTGAGGACAGGACTAGGGATAAGACTTACGACAACATAACTAACAATATATTTAAAGAGTCAGGTGCATCAAAAGATAAGGCAGAAGACTTATACTTAAGCGGAGCATTCTCGGCAAATAAACTAGAGACACCATTAATATTAGATATTGAAATACAGTTTACTGCAAGGATATCTAAGGCAAATAGTTCTAATGAATCAGTATACTCAACAACTATTAAAGATACTAGTGCTTTATACGCAAAAAACATACTTTTTAAACACACTAATTTTGGAAATGGTATTAAATAACAATGGCGTTTGTACAATCAATATCCCGTTACTTTACGCAACCATCACCTGACGGAAATGGTTCGTATATCTCTACCCGTAAATATGGTAGTGGATCACGGTACCACAGTTACACGGCAATGGAAGGTGATACTTTTGACCGCATTGCTTATCGTACCCTTTTTGATTCGGAACGCTATTGGGAGATTGCGGACTTAAACCCACATGTCCCTTTCCCCGATGAAATACCCGTAGGTACCTTGATTCGGATTCCGCTCAAATGATCTTTACATCGCATAGTCGCATATCACCAAATATTAACTTTGTGATAGACAACGCCCCTATGCGATATATGTCCATTGTTCAAATGGAATTGGGACTTGCTGAAAACCAGCATGACATCCTGCGTGTCCGAGTGGCTGGTGTACCGCCGCGATTACTTACAGAGTACCTATCCAAGCCCGTCCTTTGTTACTGGGGGTTTGGTGTAGATAAACATGAGTTCTGTGGGTACATCGCATCAGTTGAACCTTCATTTAGAAACTCTGACGGTGTAATTAACGGAAGCCCATTTCAATTAGTTGAACTTGTGTGTATGGGTGCCTCATACAGGATGCGCTCTAAAAAGACGCGACTATGGGAAAACGCTTCTATTCAAAGTGTTGCGACAACATTGGCAGACGAATATAAGTTCAGCGTATCTACAGTTTCTGAACCGTTTGCATACCCACGGATTGTTCAATCAGAAGAATCTGACTGGGAGTTTTTAAATAAGGTTGCACATATGTATGGCTTGTCTGTCTCAATGCATGAGACACATATACATGTATGGAACCCAATGAATGCGTTGGGCCGACAAATCTCTTATCACGAACTTAAAAATACTAAAGCGCGTAACGGCGATACTAGGACATACCCAGCAACCATCTTGTCAATGCAGGGAATATTTGGTGACTCTATTGATCCATTAAGCAGTCATACGCTGTTGGCAACAGTGTTAGATAACAAAGGTAAAACTTATACATCAAATAACTTTAATGAAACTACTGGATTTGGTAAACCTATTGATATAAATATTACTGACAGTATTAGTATTAACGCCACTTCTACTACTATGGCAGATACTATTGTTACGGCTAATAGCCGTGGCATTAACACTCTTACCGCAAAATTATCCTTAACTGGTACTGCGGGGGTGTTGCCAGGTGGGATTGTCAGTATTTCTAATTTTGAATCTAACTTTGAGGGTTTTTGGTATGTCAAAGAGGTTTCCCATACAGTTACTCGTGATGAGTTCTTTACACAAATGACTGTGTCACGCAAAGACACAAACGATATCAATGCGTACATGACTATGCAGTCAACTATGCCTGAGGTACCGGAGTCGTCATTTGTGGATGGTATTTGGCGTTCATCTAGACAAATGGAGGACATCTATGTTTAAAGTAATCCTTAAAGGACTTTTAATAACTCTTATTGGAGCATTTATTATGAGCAGTTATGTTTCATGGTGCGCCTACGGTTTGTACAAAAGTGTACATGGTGATACCAAATGAAAGCAATATACTTACCATTTCAATTTAAGAATGGAAAAATTGCCACTGTAGGTGATTTTGATTCTATTATTAAACAACAAATCTTAGATGTCTTGACAGTGTCTAGGCAGGAGCGTGTTATGCGCCCTGACTATGGTGTTGGAGCATACGGCATGCTGTATGAATTAATTGATCCGCTTGTTTGGGAAGACTTTAAAGAAGTCGCTATGCGGGAAATCTCTGACAATGTTCGTGGTGTGACTATCCGAGATATTGTTATATCAGATAATGACCAGAGCCAAATGTCAAATACACAGACATCCATATCTATATCTGTATTTTATGAAATATTACCATCACAAAAATCCAGTGTTACACTGAGTGTGAGCGACTTCTTGAGTGAGGATAACTATGCCTAATTTTGACTACACATCACGAGACTATAACGCTATTCGCTCGTCCCTTCAGGCACGAGCATCTAGTTCTATACCGGAATGGTCAGGAAATGATGCCTCAGACTTTATGTCATCTTTGATTGACCTGTGGGCCTACAACGCAGACATCATGCATTACTACATTGATCGTGCATCTACTGAAGCGTTTTTATCAACTGCTACTCAGCGTGAAAGCGTATTAGCAATGGCAAACCTCTATGGTTATACCCCTAATTACATGCGCTCATCAACTGCTACTTTGACGCTTACAAATAGCGGGGCGGCATCTGTAGCAATTGCAGAAAACACTCCGTTTGTGTCAACGGGTGGTTTGTATTTCTTTAATGAAACAGCAACAACTATTTCAGCATTGTCAACGGGAACTGTAGTTGTGAGGCAAGGTGTCAAGTACTCCAATGAAGCAGTCATTTCGGATACTAACGCAACATTAACTAAGAGCAATGGTAATGCTAGTCAAAGATTTAATATCTATCGCCAAAGTGTAGACGCTGAGTCTGTCGTTGTAAATGTCGCTGAGGGTTCGTTTGGAGAAATTAAAACTTGGACACGAGTCAATAGTGTTATCCCGTACGGCCCCGATGACTCAGTATTCTCAGTAACGGTCACTTCTTCGGGAGTAACTCAGGTTGTATTTGGTAATGGCATCAACGGGCGCATTCCGCCGATCAACTCACCAATCACAGTTACTTATATCCAATCCGCTGGTGCTGTCGGTAATGTCGCGGCTGGGACAATCACTACTATTGGTAACAGTCTGTACCCAACCATTACTTCAGTAACAAATGCTGTAGCGGCTGGTGGAGGTTTAGATTTTGAAAGCATTGACGCAATTAAACAAGCCATCCCTAGTACAGTTCGGACACGCAATGGCGCTGTGACCCTCTCGGACTTTGCTGATATTGCCCTAACAACTCAGGGTGTTTCTAAGGCTGTTATCTCGTACCTCGGATCAGCCTCTACTGGTGCTTCCATCACAGCAACAGTGCTTGATAACCAAACAGCGTACCTTACGGATGGTTCCGCCTCTGTGAGTGTCCCACAAACACTTCGTGACCGCGTTTCACGCGAGTTGTTAGAAAACGCAATGCTTGGAGTAACTCTTATTAATGTTCCATCTTCAGTTAGTTTTACTAGAATTTATGTATATTTAGATTTGTTTGTTACCTCTAACTATATTCAATCAGTTGTTAAAGCCGAAGTACAGAGCGCATTAGAATCGCTATTTGATTTTGGGAGTGTATCTTTTGGAGACACGGTAACTGTGGGTGAGATTTACCGAACAGCCATGGCTATTGCTGGTGTTGATTATGTGATTGTTAAAGGTTTTACCACTAGTACGGTAGGCACTCCTTCAACTACGATTGATAATAACGGAAAAATTACCGTAGCCTCTAATCAACTTCCAAAGTTGGGTATTGTTACTATTACACCTACTGGAGGAGTGGCGGCAGTCTAATGGCCCGTATATCTTTTACACTAAAAAGTAATGTTGGTAGTGCGGCAAGCACTACTGGTTCGTTCCTTCAAGCCGCCTCAGTCAACTATGGGGCAGATAACCCATCAGCATTAAAGGCTGATGGTTATGTAACTACGCCAACAAGTGTCCCCGGCTCTTTGTCATTCCTATCAGCGTCACCAACTGATTACGATAAGGTTTACTTATCTTGGGGTATTACGACAGCGTTGGCTACAACAAAAGAAGTAACACCTGCTATTACAACTTTAGAATTGCGTTATTCTTTAATTGGTCCACCGCAAACTCTTTCTGAGGGCATAGAGTTTACAAAACCTATTACAGCAGATAACAGTGCCTCTTCAGTTACACATGCTGATTTGCCTAGCGGAAAATGGATTTATTACACGCTGTTTGCTAAGTACGAATCAACTGACACCAGATCATGGTATGAACGAGTTGTCTCAACTGAGGTGCTTGTACCTCAGGATTATGGTTACTCTAATAATCTATTCCGACGCATACCTTTACATTACCGAATCCAAGATGAGCAAATTGGCTTAACTAATTTACTAATTCCCAAAAATGATCCTAATTATGACAAGATAGCAAGTCTACCTGAGTCTCTTAAAATAGCAGGACCACTACAACGGATGCTTGATGTATTTGGTTGGGAAATCAATGTCATCAAAACAATCATTGATTATGTGATGAGACAAAAAGACCCATTTGTTGCTAACAGTGAGATGATTGAAAAACTGGCTGTAGAGGTTGGACTTCCTTTGTCTGTCGTTGACTTAGGCACTGCAAAACTGCGTGAGTTAATCGCTAACTTTACATATCTAACGCAAAACGAAGGATTGCTGACTGGTGTAGAGGAGTACATTACGGCTATTACTGGGTGCCATACCGAGATTAATAATACCCAGCCTGACCTTTTAACCAGTACTCACCATGCTATGACTTCGGCGTCAGTTACTACATCTGCGTCAGTTGCACCAGCAACCGACCAATGGCTTTTGGAAAGTTCAGCGCACACAATGACAGCCGCTAGTGCCTACACATATTCCGATATGTTCACAACACCAAAGGCTTTGGCGATTACTCACTCAAGTGGAGCCAGTGTTCAAATGGCTTGCTTGAAAGCAAAAGTACAAAATGTAAGCCAAGCAAGTCGTTTATACATGGACTTTGGCGCTACATACAACGGTTCAGGAGCAAGTGTTATTGGGTGTTGGCTGGGTGCATCAGTACTACCAGCGGCGTCAGTTTCTTACGCACCAGTTACTGGTGCTTCTACTACCTTGCCTAATTTTATTACGACAACCACTAATAGTAGTACTAGCGTCTTTGAATGGCCCGTAGACTTTGGTGTATGTGGTGATGGGTCGTTAAGCACAACAGATATGTACTTGCATATTTGGATTGCCTCCCAATCCTCTAACACAGGGACTTTATATCTTATTCCTAATAGAGTAACAACTTTAAATAGGTATCCGTATTACATAGATGTTTATTCGCGCAGGCTAAACCTCGTGCGCGATCCACAATTTACGATTACTCCAAGTACGGCACTACAGGCAACCAGCGCTTCTGCTTATTGGCGAGTCGCAACTACCTCGGGGTCAGTGTCATCTGTTATTGCGAACAAGATATTTACTGCAACACCGAGTACCTCAGCCTCAGTAACGCTATCTACAGATGTAAATAATGATGGCACTATGCAATACACGCCAATTAGCACTGACACTGATTACTTTTTATCCATTGATGACTACAATGACAATATTGTTCAGGTAAGTGTAAAGAACTTAGATGGCTCAATTACCCTAGCCTCAGCCACGACGCCATACATACAAGACACTATTTCAGGTATAGCAAAACGCAAGTACTGGAAATTGGAGTTTGTTGACAATTACCCGTGGTACCCGCGTAACTCATACT